CTTAGAAACCTTGCGTGGATACACATTCCAAAATTCGTCAAAATGAGCATATAGGTTTATATATGTTTCTTTTAAAGGTTTGTGTGCCATATCTGTCACCCCTGAGTTACCCAGTCTGTCACCCCTGCTTACCTGACCTGTCACCCCTGACAAAATAATCCAATACTTATTTGTCTTGTATTGACCACCAAAATCTGAGCCATTAATCTCTACAGTTATCTCGCCAAGTTCCTGAAGATACTGCAAGTCCCGTTTGATAGACCTTTCAGATGAATTAGCGTATCTAGCCAAAGTAGCGATAGATGGCCAAGCACCGTTATCGCCATGATGATTAGCTATACCAATCAAAACAAGTTTGGCTCGCCCTTCAGCACGACTATTGTTCAAAACAAGGCTAATCATCTCTACAGACATGAAAAGCCCCCTACAAGCCGTTTGAAGGCGTTTTTGCGTAGGTTCATCATATTTATCCTTCGCTATCTAATAAAGCATCCATAATGCTGTGAGAAGCCTGAGCAATCTCATCTGTAGCACCAGCTGCATAACGCCCAGCATTGAAAAACAGTTTGTCTCTCTGCTCACGCATAGACCGTAACTGTTCAATCTCAGCATCAACCAACGCTTTGACATGGCGAACCTGGGTTCTAGTCAGATTCTCTTTCGCTTCAGCAATAATCTGAGCATTAGTTATATGCCCTAAATCATTTCGCTCTTTCTCCAAAGTCAAAAGATAAGCCAACCATTCAGCATCATCTCTAACCTTTTGTAAAACTATTTCATCCATTATTTCCCTAACTTAAATTCAAACGATAAAGAGTCTTATTCCAGTCATTGTCAATCAAAAACCAGTCACCCTTCATAAAATCATAGACAGGCACTTGCTCAGGGAACTTGAATCTCTCCAACTTCCAGCCATTGACCAAAGCCTTTTCCCTGAAAACTGCGTTAGATTCCATCAACACATTTGAATCACTACACAAAGCAATCAAATTAGATGGCACATCCAGCAGCTTAGAGCCACCCATACCACGATTGATGCGGTGCTGTGGCACGAGAGTATCATCTATCCGCCCACAATGCCAACAACACACATCACGCTGTAAAACCTTAGACCAAACAGCCTTACTAACCATGTCTAAAAGTCAGTTCCACCTGTTTAGCAATAACAGCAGTCAAAGTTCCAGCATCCGAAATCTGCTTTATTTTAGCCTTCACACGACTCAACTCAACCTTAGCCATGTCATGCTCAAACTTTAACTCAGCAGTCTTCAAACGAGCCACAGCAGTTCTATCCGCAACAGTTCCCTGCGCTTCAAGAAAAGCCGACTGGTAAGCCTTCTCATAAACCAAATCCCTATCAGCAACTTTCATCTCAGCATCATACAAAGCATTGACACCCTTTTCGCCAGACTGGATAAGTTCATTCAGTTTGGAGATAACCTGGTCAGGACTAACTATTTCCAAGTTCTTTACCCCACATCACAATCTTCTCCAACTGGTCTTTAGGCAACTTGGCTTGTTGCGCTTCAACATACAAAGTCTTCAACTTAGCCAAATCCTTGTTGAAATACGCTTCACTAGCCTGAGTGTAAATGTCTTCATTGGCACGATTTACTTTTTCCATCTCTTGTGCTGAAGGGCGTTTACCTTTAGGGCTAAACACCCCGCCAAGAGCCGAAATAGCACGACCATAAGCCGAAGTAGCACAGTTCTCCACAAAAGATACCTTGTTGATGTGGCTAGTGCCTAAACGTTCTTCAGCGAAATCAACCGCAGCTGGTTTCTCGTCAGCCTTATCTAAAAAGACTTCAGCCTTCATAACAACCTGCGCTTCATTGAGCAACACGATTTCAAGGTTCAACCTACCATTTGGAAAAGCGTTCCAGAACAGGTCAATTCTCTCTTGAACCGTTTGATACTGTGAAAGGTCAAAAGCCATTAGTTATCACTCCAAGTGACGCTCATATTCTTTTCAAGCCAAATCCATTGGCCAAGACCATGAATACATAAGCCCACAGAATCAGTAGGAAGCACCTGGATACCAGATAAAACACCAGTAACACTTGTGGACTTTTGCTTATCATTGTGAATTACGATAGCGACCTTATCGCCAATTTTGATGCCAGCTATGTCAGTTATTTTCATTTTTAACTCTTTGTCTTAATTGATAGATACGGTGTTCCACCATTTCTGGAAGAACGTGTGGCAACCACTTTGCCATTTAAAGAACCATACTTTGCTTTACCCATAAGGTCAAGGATTTGGCTCTTTAACTTTGTTACTCTTTCAGTAGTCAAATCAAGGTCAGCTTGCAGGAACAACAAACTTGTCCCTAACTCACCTAATTCAACTTCATCTTCCACAATGTCAGGATTCATAACCCTAACAGTTTGGAAAGTGCTTTCAGAACCATCCCAGTCAGGTGCAACATCCTTCTGCAATTTAGTCCAAAACTCTTCAACCCTAGCAACCATACGGTCAGCGAAATCAGGGTCATAATCAAGATGGAAAGTCTCCAACTGGTTACCCTGGAACAGCACAACAACCTTGCACCATTTCAAACCAAGCAAATGCATATACCACATACATTGAGTTGCATAATGCTCTGGCAGAGTATCCCAACGGTAGCCAGCAGTCTTAATCTCTAGCAGACCATAAGTTTCACCATCAAACAAAATGCCATCAGGATTAGCGTGTTTCCAGCCATCAGCCCAAGTGCCAGTAGTAAACATCTTGTATTCAGGGTTACGCAAACCCCACTCACTAAAAATAAGTGGTTCAACAATAGTTCCCCAACGCATCTTCTCATTCTGCTCAAAACTATCGTCAATACGCTTAGACAACTTAGCCCACAAAGTAAAAGCCGACTCCCAAGGGTTCAACCCCAAAATAGTGCCAACCTGTGAACCACCAATACCATTAGCCCTAAGTTCATGCCACTCAGGACTCTGATTCTCAAACTCGCCAATCAACTTAGCCGAGCCAAATAACCCATGATTTAATTTATTAGACATACGCCCTTTTCCTATTTACAACTGACAGGTTTATCAGTAAGGTAAGTGTATGACAGACCACCGACAAATGATACCCATTTCACGAAAATTATTTTCACTATTAGAGAAAATAGACGAAGTAGGCGAAGTTCCATGCCGAAACTTTCCCGACACCTTCTACCCTGAAGGTGGAGAAATCAAACGCAGAGAAGACACACAAATAGCAAAATCACTCTGCCAAAGCTGCCCAATAATAGAAGAGTGCAGAATGTATGCTCTTGAAGCACGAGAAGAATTCGGTATTTGGGGCGGATTAGACCCAGATGAAAGAAGAAACTTTCGTAAGTCTATTTCTGTTTCTCGGCGGAATCTTTAGCCTTCTGGATAGCATCCTGAGAACCCTTAGCAACATCTTCCTTAGTAGCCTTACCAGTAGTAGCAATCGCATAACCGATAACACCAATAACGCCAAGCATCAGCGTTCCCCAAGCAACCAACACACCTGTAACCCAGTTGCCTGTTAGAGCTGCACCAACACCCATAGAGCCACCCAAGATGTAAAGAAAAATACCAAAACCACGCCAAGCAAGCGTAGCCATAACCGCCACAACATCTTTAGCCCTAGACTTCCAGTTCATTATTTACCTGTGTTCGCAAGAATGTGCTTCAACGGGTCAACTAAATCGTCATAAGCAGCAAGATGAATACCAGGGTTAGACCAAGACTTGTTAGCCTTACCGATAGACAAGTGCAAGTGTGCGCCAGTTGAAGCAGAGCCAGATGGAGTTTTTTTACCGCCACCAACCTTGCCGATAATGTCACCTAAATCAACCTTGTCACCCTTCTTCAAGGTAGGCTTCTCAGCCAGGTGAGCGTAAAGAACCCAATAACCATCCTTAGCGGAATGGACAACAAACCAACCTAAAACGTCAGACCATTCAGCCAAAGCAACAGTTCCAGCAGTAATAGCAGGAATAGGAGACTTCTCGGCTGGAGACCAGTCCTGACCTCTGTGTGGCCTACCATTACGGTAAGGGGCTAGATTGCCAAACTCATCATTACGAGTCTTGGCTGGAAATGGCTCTTTATAGATAGCAGACATCTTATTCCTTTGGGTTGCGTAAGCGGAAGGTCAAAATCCAGACCGCTATTGATACTAGAATACACCAGCCAACAACATTCTTTGCAGAACCTTCCAACACAATCCAAGCAACAAACATACCTAACAAAGTCCAAAGTTGCCCAATAATGTCATTCAAAAAGTTTTTCACTTTATTCTCCTAATAGATGATGGTGCTGAAGCAGTCAGCCCAACTGCCGTAGTTGCTATTTGTGTGACAATAACAGCTGCCACAACTTCCTGTTTAGCTTTATGTCTAGCCTTCGGAGACATATCTGCACCAAAGTTACCTAAAGCATTAAAAGCATTAGTCAAACCAACAATCGTTGCACCCAATACAGGCACACTAGCCAACTCTTCAGAAACCACAATATCGTCAGCCTGAGCAACAATCATCAACTGCTCTAAAGCCTGGATATACTCATCCGAGCCTTCAACAGCCGTCTCAAAGGTCTGTAAAGCATCAGCCGTAAGTAGAGCCACATCTTCTTTTGAAAGGCTTTGTGGGTCAATTTCAGTCAAATCAACATCTACAATAGAAGGCTTAGGCTCAGGTTCTATAACAGGCGGTAGAACAGGAACTATAGGAATCTCAGGTTCAACAACTGGCGGAACAACGACAGGTGGTTCAACAGGTGGCTCAGGTTTAATTGGTGGCTCAGGGTCAACAGGTTCTACAACTGGTGGCTCAACCACAGGCGGTTCAACAACAGGTGGCTCAACGATAGGCGGTTCAACGATAGGCGGAACAACCACAGGCGGTTCAACAGCATCCCTAGAAAACGCTGACTCAGACACAACACCCCAATTAAAATCAACATTGGCATACAAAATGTTACAAGCCCCACCACCATACTCATACCACCAAGCATCAAACTTTTGAGACACACCAGCTTCAAAAGAATGAACCCCAGAAGAACCAGAACAACCCTTCAAAGTCCAATCATCAATAACAGTCTCATCACCAATAGACATAACAAAACCATCATCAGCCAAAGACTGAAACCACACATCACCCGAATAATCTAAAGTAATGTAGCCGTAATAATGAATAACCACAAAATCTGACTGACAGCCAGCAACAATATCGCCACCCCAATCATGGTTAACATTAGGCACAGAAGTCCAAGCACCATCACACAACGTATAAGGCTGTCTTTCAGGTAACGCTGACGGGTCAAACGTATAAACATCTACACCTAAACCCTGTAAGGGTTCTGCCTGTGCCGTAGGTGTAAAGGTCAGAATCGGTGCAAATGCCAAAAACAAAACAAACAAAAGTCTTGTCAACTTTGGCATAATACCTTCCTATTGAATAAGTTTCACTAACACTCCAACAATTGTAGAAGTAATAACAGCAGAAAGCACAGCAGTAACCCAAGCTGACTGCCAGCGAGCCTTCTCCAACTCCCTAATGCGCATCTCATGGTCAATAACCAAATCAGACTGAATAGTGACATCCTTTTTGATAACAGCAATATCTGTTTTTATCTCAGCCATATCATTAACAATCTTTAATAAAAGTTCACTATTATTAGGGCGCTTAATCTCAGTCATTAGCCGACAGCCGTTCCAAGACTCATCTGAATTGCATGATAGTAAATAGTTTCATCTCCACCAGAAGCCGCCGACACATTTCTAACAGTAATGTTCGCTGTGCCAGCAGAAATAGCGTTAGCAAAAGCCATATACCTGTTATTAGTAGCCCACGCATAAACAATAGGGGCAACAGCAAAACGGTTAGTAGGAAAAGTTACACCCACAGAAATAGCACCATCAGCAGCCAAAACACCTGTAGTCGCACTAGCAGTTCCAACAGCCTGAGCATAAGGCAAAGGAAGCCAAGTAGAACCGTTATAAACCTGGATTTGCTCAGAATCAGTTAGAAAAGAAACCATGCCAGTAGAAGGCGAAGCGATAGCACTACCACGAGAAGCTGTGCCAGCAAAAACCATTACACTCTGGTCTTGCAAATAGTTTTGAACATCAGCAGCACTCAATACAGACCCAGCTGCAAAAGTTTTACGACCCGAACCAGCCATTTATATCTCCTTAAAGCCCCAACGAATAATAGTCTAACTTACCAAATTCACTATCATCAAGCACCAAAGAAGGATTCTTAATACTTTCCAACTGATAAGTCACAAAATGGCTACCAGGTGAAATGTCATGGTTGACACCAATGATACGAACATACTTTTGAATAACAGACCCAGTTCCATTAGGCGTATATTTGACACTTGCAAAAGAATTTAAAATCAAAGTAGAACTAACAAGGTCTTGGTCAGAATTACTCAAAGCATAATAATTTAGTCTTACAGAATTAAACCGATACTCAGGTTGACTGTATTTAGACGATATCAAAGAACAAAGATTTTTAAGTTTATCTGTATCGGTGTAAAGCACACCATCAATAGTCAGTTTATAAATGCCATATGAAGTTTGAGAATCACTAGAGTTAGCGGTAATGCTAGTTAAAGCATCCCAAGTATTTACTTCAATCCTATTGTAAAGAAGTTGAGAACTATAAGAAACGTCAATAGAATCATAGCCCCAACCAGTTCCATCATCAGCAAAAACAGGTAAACTTGCAAGGTCAGAAACGCTATAATTATTATCTTTAAATTTCAGAGAGTCAGTTCCACTAATGTAAAGTTGACCCTGCTCAGAAGTCTCAATTTGACGTAAATAATCTAAAACATTCGTATTAGCAGAGATAGTATCTGCATCTAACATTTGTGTTCCAGTAGAAATAACCTGTGAACCATAAGAAGTCGGCCACGCAACAGCATCATCATTCAAAATACGGCTAACTCTTGCACCAGACAATTCCGCAGGAAAAGTTTGAGCTGGAAGATACTGATTAGCAAACAAACTTGTTTTATCAGTTGCAGTCAAATAAGCAAAAGCTTCACCATTGACATCATAGTTAAAAGACCAATCATCAACTAAACCCGAAAACAAAGCATAACCACTAACACTTACATACACTCTTTGCTTAGGTTTTATATATCCATAAAAAGGTGAAGAAACATTAGTTGGGTCAAAAACACGATTGTAATTATTGAAAGTAATAGATACAGAACCAGGTTCATAATGGTCAAGAGTCCTAGATTTACCTGTAGTAATTGAAACACTAACAGCGTAAGCAGTAGCATCATTGTAAACGCTAGGGTCAGAAGAATAAAGCCAAACTTTGACGTTATTAGCCATTAGAACTGTTTTCCATTTTTGCGTTCATAAGTTTGAATAGCAGAAACTAAATGCCTACCAATGTCGGCATTAGTAGCACCAGGTGCAACATTTATTGCTATGTTGTATTGATTAGCAGTAGATAAAACGTCATTAAATCTCTTATATTGAGCAGGTGAACTAGATTTATCGTAAGGGTTTTTAATTTCCATAGCCTTCAAATAAATACCATAATCGCTAGTCTTAATACCTTTAGGAAAAGCATAAGGAGTCAATCCTGTAGGTGTTGAAGAAGGACTAGCTGCATCACCATTTCCTGCATTACCCATACCAGCAGGGATAGCATCAGAAAAAGCATTTCCAAAGCCCTTACCCATAGAAGTAGCCAAACTATTCAAACGGTCAGTCTGAGCCTTAATGCCATCAATAAGACCATTACCGATATCTGCACCAGTCTGTTGCATAGATTTAGCAACCTTAGCCCCAATATCGCCAGAAACCTTTTTGATGTCCCTAAAAGTCTTATTCAAACTCTTAATACCAGTTTTACCTGAAGCCAAAATAGCTTCAGCAGTAGCATTACCAGCATCAGGGCCAGCAGAAGTAATCTGTTCAATCAAAGCAGGGTCAAGGTTAGCCTTCAACAACTCATTAAGATTTGTGTAAAAAGTTTTAATCTTAGTCAAACTACCTTGGAAAGCACCAACTAAATCAGTTGAATTATTTTTGATACCAGAAATAACTGTTTTAAACTTGCCATCCAAATAAACGATAGACTCTACAATGTCGCTAGAAGTTTGGTCTAAGACACCAGTAATATTTGTTGAATCCATAATGTTCTTTTGGATTTCCAAAGCGTTCTTCAAAAGGTCAGTCATTTTCTCTGAAGCCTTTTTAGCGCCTTCACCAACTTTACCCAAAGCCTTATTAGTTCCATTAACATCAGGCACAGGAAGTTTCTTAGAAAGTTTTCCTGTCATTTCATCAGTAGATTTATTAACTCCACTAATTTTGTCCATGACACCACCAAAGCCATTCATAAAACCTTTTAGATTTTCATTCATGCCCTTAAAAGCTTCACCAACACCAGGGATAGCTGCAAATGCTTCAAAAATCTTTTGCAAAATCTTTATAACCAAAGTCAAAGCCAGAGACAAAACAACTACAACTGGAACAAGAATTGCCCCAATAACCCTTGCAAGCAAAGTAATAATAGGAATAAGTGGCTTGATAATCATTACTAAAACTTTAAAAATTTCAATCAAAGGGACAAGTAAAGGTTCAATGATAGCCAACAAAACATCCATAATAGGAGTAAAGGCATCATAAAGAAGAGTAATAATTTCAAGCAAGGGGGCAAATATAGGTGAAAGTTTAGTGACAAACCTACTCAACATTTCAAAAGCAGGAGTCAA